CCACAGGGGGGGATGGGAAGCCCCGCGCGGAGTGTGGGGGGCGTGGGGGGCGTGGGGGGCGTGGGGGGCGTGGGGGTACCCAGGTGGGTGCTGGCTGTGGGGATTGTGCTGGTGGTGATCGCCGCGGCGGCGGTGCTGATGCCGCTGAAGGTGCTGGCCGCTGCTGTGCTCGTGTGCGCCGGGCTGACCCTGCTCGTGACGGGCGTGGTCGGGGTGGTGGTGGCTGCTGTTGGTGAAGAGATGGGGGTTTGTGAGTCGGGGCAGGGAATCCCCACGCGGAGCGTGGGGGTACCCGAGGGGACCGGCCCGGAGGTCCGGGGTACACGGGAGGCGGGCGTGGACGCCCGCCCCACCGGGGTAGACAGGGGAGAGTGAGGGGCGGCTGTGTTGGTGTGTGATCGGTTACTCGTTTATAAGAAAGGTTGGTGTGGTATGGCGAAGTTGGACCTGAATGCGGAGGCCCTTGGTCGGCTGGACAACCGGCGCGTGAGCGCCGCGATCAACCATGAGGTGCGGAGGCTCGTGAGCGACCTGCAGAGCCGCCCCGGCGATGACCGGGCCAGGACGCTGACGATCAAGATGACCCTCACGCCGGACCTCAAAGATGACCTGGGGAACCTGGAAACCTTCAAGGGTGAGGTCAACGTCTCGGGGAGCGTGCCCGACAGCCGGAGCAGGCCGATCCAGTTTGCCATCGGGGAGAAGAAGGGCGAGGCGTTCTTTGAGGAGAGCGGCGGGAACCCGCTGCAGGGGACGCTCGACGACGTGAAGAAGTCATAAGGGGCGATGCCCGCCGGTGAGAGCCGGTGGGCGTTCTTTGGTGCGCGCGTGCGTGCCGGGTTTGGAACTAAGAAAGGAAAATGTTATGAGTGGTACACAGAGCGGTGCGGGCGGTATTGGTCGGCAGGCGGGCGGGGACGCCCGCACCACCGGTGGTGGTGAGTTTGGTGGTGGGGGTGGGTTTGGTGGGTTGTTGCCGGTGTTGCAGGATCAGCGGGCCGTCGCCAAGGAGTTGGCGATCGCCAACAAGGGCGTCAACATCACCGAACTGCCGGACATCGACCCGAGGACGGGGTATTGGGCGAGCCGGGCTGGTGAGGATGGGAGCCTGGTGCACGAGCTGGTGCTCTGCCCGGCGGGGCCGCGCGACCACGCCGCCGATGACCTGGCCGCGCTGATTGACCTGGCCGACGATGAGTGCGTTGGGTTCAAGGGTGCTGACGACAAGGTGCTCAAGCCCGTGGCGTCGATCTGGGTCTCGGCCCATAAGGTGAGGCTGGTCTTTGACCATCGCGGCCGGCGCGAGGAGCACGCGACGCTGTCGCTCTTTGAGGGTGAAGCCTTCAGGGTGGTGCGGAAACTTGTTCACGGCGAGGCCGTTGCTGGCGTTGATGATCCGCAAGCGGTCAGCGTGTTCTGGAGGAGCAACAAGAAGTTGATCGACCTGATCCGCGTCGCGCTGAACGCGCGGTCCGAGGGGCCGGTGCGGATCGAGCCGTTCGGTGTGCTCGTGGGCCTGCGCAGGATGAAGGTCTACGGCAGTAGTTCGGCCGTCAGCGACGTTGGCGGCGGGCGCGAGAGCCAGAGCCGAGAGGTTACAAACGAGGCCCTCGGGTGGGATGAGGCGTGGGAGGAACTGACGCTGACGCTGCCGGTCTATGACAACCTCCGCCTGGTCGACGGTGCGCCGTCGCTGTCGGTGGGCGTGAAACTGGACCTGAGCGTCGACGCCGGCACGGGGAACCTGCGCCTGCGGCCCAAGGCCGGGGAACTGAGCCGGGCGGTGGATGCGGCGATGCTGGAGGTTGTTGAGAGCCTCCGGGGTGCGCTGAATGCACGCGGGCTTGGCAAACTGGTGGCGGTCTACCGCGGGTCTGAGGAGTTCTGAGGGTTGAGGGTTCGTCGGTGGAGGCGGGCGGGGACGCCCGCCCCACCGGTGCCCTGACCACCGAAGAAACTGGAGCAAAGGCATGAGCAACATCGAGTGGACAGACCGGACCTGGAACCCCGTCATCGGCTGTACGCCGGTGTCGCCGGGGTGCCTGAACTGCTACGCCGCGGCGATGGCGCGGCGGCTGGAGGGGATGGGCAAGGCCGACTATGCGCCGCGACAGGTCGAGGCCGTCATGGGCACGCCCTACGACAAGTGCACGCCCGCAAAGACGCTCCGCATCGCCGAGGTGCGCGGTGGGCGGGCGGTCTTCGCCGGCGAGGTGCGGACGCTGGCGCACCGGCTGACCGAGCCGCTCAAGTGGCGCAAGCCGTGCCGGGTGTTTGTCAACTCGATGAGCGACCTCTTCCATGAGAGTGTGCCGTTTGAGTTTATTGACCGGGTGTTTGCGGTAATGAACGCAACGGCCTGGCGATTGCCGATTCCGAACGACTTGACAAAGGTCAAGCCGTGGCACACGTATCAGGTGTTGACGAAGCGGCCGGATCGGATGGCTGAGTACCTCGCTTCGCGTTCGGGGAAGTTCCGGCTTGGCAAGCACCCACTCTTCCTCGTGCGTGACATGTTTGCTGGTCACGGAGTGCACGTTGCAAACGCCAGCGCGTGTTTTCAGTGGCCCCTGCCGAACGTCTGGCTGGGCACGAGCGTCGAGAACCAGGCGGCGGCGGATGAGCGGATACCGCACCTGCTGCGGTGCCCGGCGGCGGTGCGGTTCTTGTCGTGTGAGCCGCTGCTGGAGCCGGTGCAGTTGCCAGCGTGGTTGAAGCCCGCGTACGACAACGGTAAGTTTCGCGGGTGGGATGTGCCGGGCGTAGCCCTGCGCGTACACGGCGGCAGCGAGGACCACTTCATCGATTGGGTCATCGTCGGCGGGGAGAGTGGGCCGGGGGCGCGGCCGTGTGAGGTGGATTGGGTGCGGTCGATCGTCCGGCAGTGCGGGGCGGCTGGGGTGCCGTGCTTTGTCAAGCAGTTGGGGGCGAACGTCGTGGGCGATCCGCACGTTCCGCCGTTGAGGGATGAGGCGACTGGGATGACGACGTACACGGTGCAGGAAGTCTTTGAGATCAATGACCGCAAGGGTGGTGATCCGTCTGAGTGGCCGGAGGATTTGCGGGTGCGACAGATGCCTGGTTGTGGGTGACGGTGTTGGCATGGCGGGCGGGGACGCCCGCCCCACCCTGTTTTTAGGTGTTGGTGTGGTGTGGTGGTGTGGTGTGTGGTTTGGTAGTGCCGCTGGGGCGGCGGAAATGAGGGTACCTATGGGTGGCGCGAAGCATTGGGATCAGTCTGGGCGGTGGATCGAACTGCACAGTGGCGAGGCGTTCTGCTTCCAGGATCAACCGACGATCTGGGCCAAGTATATTGAGCTGGCCGACATCGCCCACGCGCTGAGCAACATCTGCCGGTTCAACGGGCACTGCCGGGAGTTTTATTCGGTGGCCCAGCACTCGGCGGTCTGTGCGCTGCTGGCCGCTGAGGCGATGCCCAAGGGGCTCGACCCGGCGTGCGGCCTGCGCGTCCCTCGCGGCGAGCTGGAACTGGCGCGGTGGATGCTGCTCCATGATGCGCACGAGGCGTACATCGGGGATATCAGTGCGCCGCTGAAGAAGTGGATCGCGCTTGGGGGCCAAGGAGATTCCACCGCCTCTCAGTTGAAGGGGATCGCCCGTGAGATTGATAGCGCCGTCGAGAGCCGGTTTGGGGTGTTGCGGTCGACGCACCCCGACTGGGAGAAGGCCGTCAAGGGTGTTGACCTGGCGGTGATGAAGGTCGAGCGGCGGTGCCTGATGAGCGACAGGTGGGAGTGGCCGCAACTCGCCGACGTGCCCGAGGCGGTGCTGGATGGGGTGGAGATCACGGCGATGGGGCCGAGGGAGGCTCGGCGCGGGTTCATGGCCGTGTTTGATGCGCTCTTTGGGGCCAGCCGGGGGGTGCTGAGTTCGGGTGATTGGGTTGGGTTGTGGGAGGCGTGTGGGTTGTCGAGGGTGTCAGAGAGCAAGGAAGGCGGGCCGGGAGGCCCGCCCCACCTGGATGACCGCCCCGGCGGGGGTGCTGGGGGTGTGGCGTGAACGACCTCTTTGCACAGCCCGCCGTGGCGGATGTCAGCCTGCCTGCGATTACGGCGATCGCGCCGTGGTTTGGGGGTAAGCGGACCCTTGCGCCCAGGATCGTCTCGCTCATGCGGCCGCACCGCTGCTACTGGGAGCCGTTTGTCGGTGGGATCAGCGTCGTGCTCGTCAAGCCGCCGGCACCGATGGAGACGATCAACGACCTCAACGGGGAGATAACCAACCTGGCCCGTGTGCTGGCGTCGCCGGCGTGTGCGGACCTCTACGGCAGGCTCCAGCGGACGGTGATGAGTGAGCAGTTGCACGCCGAGGCGGCGCAGCGGTGGAAGGACAGGGGGATCACGCCCGCGCCGGACGTGCCCGACCTGGAGCGGGCGTATGACTACTTCCTGTGCGCGTGGCTGGGGCGCAACGGGGTGGCCGGTACGTCCAGTTACAATAATGGGTTCTGCGTGCGGTACACGGCCAACGGTGGGCACGCGGCCAAGAGGTTCCGATCCGCCGTCGAGTCGATCTTTGATTGGCATGAGCGGCTGCGGAACGTAACAATCCTCAACCGTGATGGGTTTGAGTTGCTCGACCGGATCGAGGATGAGCCGAAGACCGTCATCTACCTGGACCCGCCGTACGTCGAGAAGGGGGCGAAGTACGTCCATGACTTTGCCCCCGATGACCACCGGCGGCTGCGCGAGAGCGTCGAGCGGTTCGGCAAGGCGCAGGTGATCGTCAGTTACTACGACCACCCGAAGGTGCGCGAGCTGTACGCCGGGTGGAGGTTCATCGACTGCACGATGACCAAGAGCCTCGTCAGCGCCGGGATGCGGGCCAAGGGTGGGACGACCGTTGCGCCGGAGGTTTTGATTGTCAATGAGGGGGGTGGGGCGTGAAGGGCGGAAAAACAAGCATTGGGAGAACAGCAATGGCAAAGCGTGCGGTGAGCAAGAGCGGTGGAAAAAAGGGCGTGCGCGGGCGGGTTGGTGGCAAGGCGGGCGGGGACGCCCGCCCCACCAACGCCCGCCCCACCGGGGAGGAGAGTGGCGACTGGATCGGCAACCGCATTGCCGCGGCGGTCAAGCAGGAGCGGGATCGGTGTGTGGGGATTGCCGGGGATGCTTGGCAGAGGATCAGGCACGCCGTCCAGCAAGACCCGGATGCGGTGTTAGCCATCTCCATCGCCGACCGGGCCTATTGGGATATCTACAAGGGAATGCCGTGGCCGCCGGCACCGCCCGCAGCGCCGCCGCGAAAGCGGCCCGGGCGCGATCAGCGGAACTGGTCCTGAGACTGATTGGTTGGATGGAACTTTTCTCGATGATGGCGATGAGGCGGGCGGGGACGCCCGCCCCACCCCCCCACGTTGCTGCGCACTCGCCGTTTATTCTGCCCGTAACCACACGCCCTGGCTAAAGCACCACCCCCATGTCCTCCCTTTGGAAGCGGTATAAGAAAGGCCTGCCCTGCCCGATCTGCGGCAAGGACTCCGCGTGCTCGCAGCACGCCGAGGGGTGGGTCAAGTGCATGCGCGCCGGGCCGGGGGCGATCGCCGTCGTGCCGGGGTGGGAGTATGAGCGGGCCATCACCAAGGCGGGACTCGACGGCTCCGTCGCCTTCAAGTGGGTGCCGCCGGGGGGCGTGCGCGAGGTTACACCCTTCCAGAAAGCCGAGGCGGAGAAAGAGGACCAGCAGTACGCCGTCTGGACCGTCGAAGAGGCGACGCGGAACTGGCACCGGGCTGGCCAGGGGGACCGCGAAGGGAAAGGGGCCAATCACCCGAGGCTGAAAAAGTATCTCGGCGAGGCGCGGTGCCTGCCCCTGGAGCGGTTGCCGCTGGGGCAGTTACCCAAGTGCCTGCGCTTCGCCCCGAGGTGCCTGCACTCGGGCAGCAGGGCCAAGGGGACGCGCGTCGAGTGGCCGGCGATGGTGGCCGCCTATGAGCACGGCATACCGGAACTGAAAAACCTGCAGAACGAGACTAAGCAGCGGTATGTGGCGATCCACCGCACGTTCCTGAGCCGGGCGACGGCCGACAAGATCGGCAAGGAGGAGGGGCCGGGGGGCGATGCCCGCATGACGCTGGGCCGGGAGTTGATACCCGACTTTTCATCCCCGATCGTGCTCAGCGATAACTATCGCTCGGGGGTGCTGATCGTTGGCGAGGGGATCGAGACGACGATGGGTGGGTGGCTGACGCGGGCGGACCATGCCGCGGCGTGGGCGATGCGCGACCGGGGGCACCTGATGAACATGCCCCTGCGCGATGAACTCTTCACCTGGGGGGGCGAAAGGTCGATCCACACCGTTGTGATACTCGAGGACCTGGACCGCTCGCGGGACGGCCAGAAGGCGTGCATGGTGCTTGAGGACCGCATCCGCAAGAGGGCACCGCACGTGAGCGTCGTGCTGGCAAAGATCAGGCCCGAGGATTGGCCCACCCTTGCGGAGAAGGACGCCGATGGGGATGTCTGGCCCGCAGGCGACGCCAAGAGCAGCGACTGGAACGATCCGTACAAGATCGCCACGCCCGAAGAGGTCGAGGCGGCGTTGTGGCGCGGGGTGAACCTGGACGCGAACGCCGCCAGGGCGGCGAGGATCGCTTCTGAGCCGCCTGTGGTGGAGGTGGGGGTCACAGAGGGGGAAAGTGGGCAGGATGGGTGGGAGGCGGGCGGGGACGCCCGCCCCACCGGGGACGCCCGCCCCACCGAGGCTGGTGGGGGTGGAAGTGGCAGTGGGCCGCCGGGAGAGCCGCCCAAGGGTGGCGCTGAAAGCGCTGCTGGGGGGGATGGGGACAGACCCAGGGCCAAGCGGCCGGTGATCCCCGAGGACCGGCTTGACCAGGCTGAGCGGTACCTGAGCATGGTCGAGATGGGCGAAGGGGCGAGCGCCTTCCCCCAGGTTACGTATTGGCAGGACCGCTGGTATGAATACACCGGGCGGCATTGGGTTGAGATGTCCCCGTCGAAACTCTTTGGGCGCGTCCAGCGGTGGCTGCGCGGGTGCTGGACGAGGCACCGGGGCGAAGTGGTGCCCGCATCGACCCTGCCCGAGGACGTGGGGCACGTAACTAAGTCGCTCGCTGGGCTGGTATTCAACGACTGCGAGCAGATGCCGGCGTGGATGGACCTGGGCGTGCGCGAAGGGGGTAGCGTTGACCTGGCCTCCGCCGTGCGGCGGCGTGGCTCGGCCGGGATGGATCAGAAGCGGCAACTGGTGGCCTATGCCAATGGCCTCGTCGATCTCCGCGAGCTGGCCGAGGGGAGGTACACCGTGCACCCCCACTGCCCGCAGTGGTTCAGCGCCAGCGTGCGCGACTTTGCCGTTCCGGCGGGCGATGAGATCGCTGCGGCGTGGGCGGCGCACCACGATGGGGACTCGACGCTGATCGGCGAGATCATCGAGGCCAAGTGCCCGAAGTGGCTTGCCTTCCTGCGCGAGATCACCGACGAGGACGATGCGTGGATCGACTCGCTCGGGGAGTTCTTTGGCCAGAGCCTGTCGGGCCGGCGGCTGGTGCATAAGGTGCCGCTCATCATCGGGCCGCAACGCGCGGGCAAGGGGACGATCGACAAGGTCTGGCAGATGGTCGTGGGTGAACGCAACGTGGTGGCGACGAGTTTTCGCGCCATGACCAGGCAGTTCCACTGGTCGGCGTGGGTGGGCAAGAACCTGGCGGTGATGAGCGATGCCAAGGTGAGCCACATGATCGACTCGACCGAGGCCGTCGACAAGATCAAGATGGTCAGCGGGGACGACGCCGTCGAGGTCGAGTGGAAGAACGACAAGGTGATCCGGTCGATGCGGCTGCCGGCGACGCTGGTGATCTATTCCAACGACACGCCCAACTTGCGCGATGAGAGCACGGCACTGGCACACCGGTTCGTCTTCTTGCCGCTGACAAAGACGTACCTGGGCCGGGAGGACATGGGGTTGATTGAGCGTTTGTCCGAGGAACTCGAAGGTATCACGCTGTGGGCGCTGGCTGGATATAAACGGCTGCTGGGCCGTGTGCGGGTGAAGGCTGGGGTTACTGAGCCTGCTGTGAGTGAGGACCAGCGGGAGGGATTCAAGCGGCTTAGTTCACCTGTGCGGGCGTTTGTTGAGGACCATGTGCAGGTAACCGAGAGCGATGCCGACGTGGTGTGGCAGCCGGACGCCTTTGCCGCCTGGCAGCGGTGGTGTGAGAACGGGGGGAACGCGCCTGGGTCGTTGGAGCGGTTTGCAGCAGCGATCTATGGGATGTTCCCGCAGTGCCGTGTGCCAAAGGGTTCTGGCGATGGCTCGCAGACTGGGCGCGTGCGGTTGATAAGGGCGAACGCTGATGGGGTTCGACTCAGCCGCAACGTCAGGGTCTTTAGGCGGATGAAACTGGTTGATCTACCGCCAGGTGTTCGCAGGCCCGAGTGGACAGGGGAGTCGGTGTCGGAGAAGGCACAGCAACAGTGGCTGAAGCCCGAGCAGGACGACGACGATCCGCCACCGTTCTGAGCCTGCTGCCGATTGATGCCGTTGCTGGTGCTCAACCCATTGCGGTGGGGCGTTGGCACGTCTTTCCCCCGCTCCCCCATTCTCAATCTATATCGACGTTTGGGCGCGCTGGGCGCGCTGTTTGCATTACGGCTGATGGGGGAAACAGAGGGTCGGGAATGAAGGGTGGGGTACACTACCCTTTGATTTGACCACTGTGTCAGTATTGACTTTAGCGCGCCCAGCGCGCCCAGCGCGCCCAAACGGCACTAACTTAGCAGGATTGTTAGGTACTACCGGGAGGGGTGGCCACGCAATGAGGACGCGAGGCGACGTTTGTGGGTGGGGTTGGGTTTGGCGGTTTTTGGGTTCCTGATTGCGTAAGATCGTTGCATGATGTGGGAAGTTTGTGGTAGTGGTTTTGTGGTGGTAGGGGTGTGTATGGGGGCTGGTTTGGGGTTTTGGCTGTTAGGGTCGAAAGTTTGGGCGCGCTGGGCGCGCTGGGCGCGCTGATTTGCTCAATGAAGGGTCAGCCAGGAGGACTTTTGGGGTTTTTTGGACCCTTGCAAAGTGATGTCCTCAAGTTGACTATTTTTTGTAAAAGTGGCGTTTTTAGGGCGTGGCGCGGGTTTTTGGAAAAAAGTTGTACCCTTTGCGAAGGGTGTCTTTTTTTGCTCAAAGGGGGTGTTTTGATCCCCTGTGTGGGGGTGTGGGTGGGCAAGGGTGCGTTTAGCGCGCCCGCGCTGTCGAGGACTGGCCCGGAGGTCCGGGGTGCCCGAGAGGCGGGCGGGGACGCCCGCCCCACCGACGCCCGAGAGGCGGGCGGGGACGCCCGCCCCACCGATGCCCGGCCCGGAGGTCCGGGGTACCCAGGGCCGGGGTACCCAAGGTGAAGTGGTGCGGGCCGCGCGCAGCGATAGTGGATTCGGTCGATGGGGGAGGGCATGAAGATGATCTCTGCTCGCGCGTGCACGGCGGTGTTGGTGGGGTTGGTTCTTGGTTTTGCCGGTGCGCTGGCTGGGTGCTCGCCGCCGACGGTCGATAGCCCGTTTGACGGCAAGCCCGTTACCGGGGATCAGTTGCTTGCCCAGGTTGCCAAGGCCGAGGCGCAGGCCGCTAAGGATGATGCCGCCGACAAGGCCAAGGCTGAGGCGGCCGTGAGGACCGCAAAGGCCAAGGCCGAGGCGGAGGTGCGCAGGATTGCCGCCCAGACGAAGGTCGATCAGGCCAACCGCGAGGTGCAGCTCGCAGACACCGTGGCCGCCGCGGCGGTCAACACCGAGCAGGTCATGGCGGAGTTTGCCGCTGCGCGTGTTACCCGCCAGTCGGCTCTGGAAGCACTCAAAGCCCAGAGCGATGATGCGTTTGCCAACCTCGAAGCCCAGATGGCCCAGCGGTCGGCGATCGCCAAGTTTGCTGGCAGCATCCCCGTTGTGAGCCAGTATGCTGGTGCGGCGGGGGTTGATACGCAGGCGCTGGCGGGGCTGCTGATCGGTGCAGGTGGGATGGCCTGGCAGGCGAGCCGGTCGAAGAAGCACGCGGACGCCTCTTGGGATGAGGCTACCGCTAAGCAGAAGGCCGATGCGGATGCTCAGAGGGCACGAGCTGATGCGCTCCAGGCCCAACTACTCGCATTGATGGTTCCGCCGCCGACGGTGGCGGCTGTTGCTGCTGCTGGGCAGGGCGTGGGTGCTGCGGCGTTGAACTGAGGGTTTGGTGGGAGGCGGGCGGGGACGCCCGCCCCACCAGTGTGCCTGCACTACCAGGCTTTGGGTGTGGATCGTGCTTTGGAGGTTTGGCAATGCTCCCGATGTATATTGATGGCAATGGGGCTGGGGGGATTGCCGACAATGTTGGCGGCGTTGTCGACGCTGCCAAGACCGACAAGGCGCTGCTGACCATCCTGGTGATCCTGCTGGTCGTCTCCGTCATCTTCGCTGGGGCGGCGTGGGTGCTCAAGTCGATGGTCGTGCCGGCGATCAATGATTGGCGATCTTCGCTCGCCGACGTGGTCAACAAGTCCAACGAGGCGCGGGCGAAGTTGGAGTCTGAGGCTGCTGAGCGCGAGTTGAAACTCGAACAGCAGCGCGGGCACAACGAGGCTCTCCGCACCGAGCAGACGCGGGCGATGCAGGCTTCGGCTGAAACGCTGGAGCGCACGGCTCGGCTCTCGGCCGAGGTGACGAACCAGCAGCAGCAGGTGCTTATTGATCTTCGCCGGCACGCCGAGGAGGCCTCGGCGCATGCGGAGAGGTTGGCCCGGCATGGGTTGGTGCTGGGGATGGCGGGCGGGGACGCCCGCCCCACTGAGGCCCGGCCCGGAGGTCCGGGGTACCCAGGCGTGGCGGGCGGGGACGCCCGCCCCACTGAGGCCCGGCCCACCAGTGGTGGTACACGTGGTGGGTATGGGGGTGCCGATGGCGCGGGGTGAATATTACAACCTGACGATGACGCAGGGGGAGCGGTTCTACCTGCGCGTTGAGAGTCTGGACCCGGCGACGGGGGCCAAGCAGAGTTATGTCGGGTACACCGCCGTGCTCAAGGTGGCGACGGGGTGGAACGGGACGCAGGTGCTCTCGATCGCCGGGACGGTGGACACAACGGGTGTTGTCTTTGCCATGAGCGAGTCGCTGACGCCGACGTACCCGGCGGGGAACTACGTCTTTGATATCTTCGCCGATGGGCCGGACGGGCCGTTGCCGCTGCTGCGCGGGCCGTTTGTGCTCCAGCCGAGCGCTGTAGGGGGTGCGGTATGAGTAGTGCGCCGACGAACTTCGTTATCAATGTTGTTAGCGCGACGCGGGTGGTGGCCGTGATCGACAAGAATATCAGGGGAGAGGATGGTGCGCCGGGGCCTGCGGGCGGGCCTGCTGGCCCCGCTGGTCCTGCTGGGCCTGCTGGCCCCGCTGGTCCTCAAGGACCCGAAGGGCCCGACGGGCCTGCGGGAACACCCGGTGCAACTGGCCCCGCCGGCGCGGCTGGTGCTACGGGTGCAACTGGTCCAACCGGGGCAACTGGTCCTGCTGGGGCAACTGGCCCGGCTGGTCCACAAGGTCCACAAGGTCCAGATGGTCCTGCTGGCCCGACGGGCGCGACGGGGCCTGCTGGGGCAACTGGCCCGGCTGGTCCACAAGGTCCAGATGGCCCCGCTGGCCCGACGGGCGCGACAGGGCCTGCTGGGGCAACTGGCCCGGCTGGTCCACAAGGTCCAGATGGCCCCGCTGGCCCGACGGGCGCGACGGGGCCTGCTGGCCCGATCACCACCGTCCCCATCAACCTCGGCGGCACCGGGCAGACGGACAAGACCGCTGCCTTCAACGCCCTTGCTCCTGCAACCGATCCTCTGGTGCCTGTGCTTGACACTGGCTCAATGCTCACGCACGATGGTACAAACTGGGTGCTGATGGGAGGGAACAAAGTCCCTGGTGCGGTCCCCGCATATAACAATGAAGAAGCCGCTGCGTGGGCGCGGAATCCGAACGCGATTATGTGCGGCGACGGCAGCGACGGCGTTGTGGTGATCTCAACGAACACCACGCTTACGCGATCGATGAACTACGACAACTTGACTGTCCAAGCCGGGGCAACGTTGTTTGCCGCGGGGTTCCGCATCCACGTCAGGGGTGCCTTGGAGATCGATGCTGGCGGGGTGATCGAGAGCGGCTCAACGCTTCGTGCCGGTGGCAACGCGACTACTGCGACAGGTGGATCGGCTGGATCAGGGGAAACAGCGGGCGAGTACGAGACGGCCAGCGGTGGTAGTGCCGGTGGTGCTGGTGTTATAACCGGCAACGGCGGAAATGCTGGTGCAGTTGGCGCCGTCACCGGCGTGGCATTGCTTGGCGGGTCTGGTGGTGCCGGTGGCACTGGTACCACCGGCACTCCCGGCACCGGCGGTGCCCCGGCTAATAGCACGTTCAGGTTCATCCGCGCGGTTCACCCCTTTGCCCAGATAACCTCCTCGGCCGTTAGTCTGCGAACTGGCACCGGGGGCCGAGGCGGTGGTGGTGGGTGCGGCAACGGCACACAGGCCGGCGGCGGTGGTGGTGGTGGTGGCGGTGGTGGACGCTTCCTGTTTATTGCCGCCAACACGATACTCAACAATGGTGCTATCCGTTCCAGGGGTGGTGCTGGTGGCAACGGTGCCAACGGTCTCGGATCGGGAGCGGGCGGCGGTGGTGGCGGAGGGGGAGGCAGCGGCGGTGTAGTGCTGCTTGCATACGGGTCGTATGCCGGAACCGCACCCGACGTTTCGGGTGGTGCTGGTGGTGCTGGTGGGCTTGGCAATGGTGGTGGCGGCAACGGTGGGGCTGGAACGGCCGGTGCTTCGGGGTTGGTGCTTCGCTGGAACATGGCCAAAGGGGTGTATGAATAATGAGTTTTACGCTCTCAAAACCGTTTGATCCGCAGACGCTGGAGGCGCAGGTGCGGGCGGCTGTGCCTGGGTGCCAGGCGATCGTCTACGCCGAGTACCTTGCCGTCAGGGAGGACCTGACCACTGCTGAGCAGGCCGCTGTGCAGGCCGCGATCGACGCGCATGTGCCGCCGCCCGCGCCGGTGCCTGAGTCGATCACTCCTGCACAGTTGCGCGTTGCGGCGCGGCGGCTGTATGGGATCGCTGCGGAGCAGATTGATGGGGTTGCCGACGCCATCATCGGCTCGATACCAGACGACAACGAGCGGAACGACTCGCGGTTGATGTGGGACTATGCCGTTGTTATTGAACGTAAGAACCCGCTACTTGTACCGGCGGGTGCGCTGCTGGGGTTGACCGATGCGCAGGTGGATGAGGTGTTTCGGGTTGGGGCGTTGATCTGAGGGTCAGGGTTGGAGTTGGAGAGGCGGGCGGGGACGCCCGCCCCACCTGTTGGTGAGACGTTGGAGAGGCGGGCGGGGACGCCCGCCCCACCGGCACTGAGGCCCGGCCCGGAGGTCCGGGGTACCCAAGGCCGGGGTGGCCGAGGCTCTGTCTGCAAGGGGATTGAGGATGAAGTGGAGTGATGACTACAGAGGTGATCGGGGGCCGAGGCGGATCAAAGACCCGCTCGGGCCGGCGTGCAGCTCGCACAAACGCGTGCTCGGGGATAACTGGTTGCAGCGCCACCACCGACGCCTGGAAGCGGCGATGGAATCGCTGGGGGAACTCGGCAGGGCCGCCGCGGCGATCGGGATCAAAGTAACACTCCTGGAACCCGGCGAGACCGGCAACGGGGAACGCATCCGCTTTGACCGCGCCGAGATGGCCAACGTGCGCGGGCGCGCACTGGCGATATGGCACCCGGCTGATGCTGACCTGGTGGCTTGGAGGCCCAACCGCGTGGTCTGGCATATGCACGGTTGGAAGGAAGTGCTGGGGAAGGTGGCGTGGTTGGCGGCGGAGCAGGAGGAGGGGTTGGTGGGGGTGGGGGTGGGGGTTGGAAGGAGAGGCGGGCCGGGAGGCCCGCCCCACCTGGGAGGCCCGCCCCACCTGGGAGGCCCGCCCCACCTGGGAGGCCCGCCCCACCGTGAGTGATGAGCGATGAGTGATGCGGTTGAGCCAGTGGCGAAGGTTGGCGAGCAGCGGACGTTTACCGCTACCAGCCTCGGTGCGCTCATTGGGTTTGATCGCAGGACCGTCAACCTCTGGGCCGAGCAAGGGTGCCCGTGCGGGGAGATGACCGGCAAGGGTGGCAAGCGCAGGACGTTTAGCACCGTTGAGGTGGCGGCGTGGTTGCGGTCGACCGGGAGGGTGGTGCCCCCGGCGCTGGAAGGGTTGTTTAGTGGGGGGGGAGGTGGGGGTGGGGGAAAGGCGGGCGGGGACGCCCGCAGCACCGATGCCAGCGCCGCCGATGGTGGCACCGCGCGGAGCGTGGGGGTACCCAATGCTGGTGGCGCTGTGGACTATGGGGAGATGATCCGGTCGGCGCAGGATTCTCTTTCAACCATGCTCAAAAAGATGCCCGCCAGCGGAGATATCGGGGCGGTGGCCAAGTATTGCGGGGCAATCAAGGACCTTATCAGCGAACTGCGCGCCCTGGACAAGGACCGCGATGCCGCCGACAAGCGGGCTGAGCGCATCTTCGATGTTGCCGAGGCCGGGCAGATGCTCGAAGGGCTGGCGCAGGACTTCGTCTACGGGCTTGACTCGATCGTCGAGAGTGGTGGTGGCACCATGCTCGCCGCGCTGGATGGTGCTGGGGTGGTAGTGCCCCCCGAGCAGCGCGATGGGGCGCAGCGGTCGCTGCAGGATGGGCTGCGAAGGTTGGTGATGACTCTGCGGGGGAGGATGGTTGATGTGGTGGGTGGGGGTGCAAAGTGAGTGAGGAGGTGGGAGATTTGGGTGGGAGGGAGGCGGGCGGGGACGCCCGCCCAACCGGTGTTGCCCGCCCCACCGGTGCCCGGCCCACTGATGCCTGGCCCGGAGGTTCGGGGTGCCCAGGGGAGGCGGGCGGGGACGCCCGCCCCACCGGGGACGCCCGCCCCACCGAGGCCCGGCCGCCCCACGCGGAGCGTGGGGGTACCCGGATGCTGGCGAGGGCGGCGGGGAGGTGTGCGCGAACCAACCCGAGGGCCGTGGCGCAGGTGCTTCAGGGGGTGGCCAACGTGCTGCGCCCTGCGCCGGATGTCAAGCCCGCCGACTGGGCAGCGGCGAATATCAGTATGCCCCCAGAAGTCACCCAGCGGCCTGGGCCGGTCAACGTCGATATCAAGCCGTGGGGGCGGGCCGTGCTCAACGTTCGCGCCGACAACCCCGGCAAAAAAGGGGCGATCGGGATCAAGCCCGCACAGATCGGGTACACCACCGCCAAACTGCTGCAACTGATGGCCGGCGTCGCCCTCCAGCCAGGACCCGCGCTCTACCTCATCAGCGACCGGGATCAGGCGAGTTTCTATGGCAGCGACGTCTTCATGGCCGTGGCAATGGCCACCCCCTCGCTCCGCGAACGCTTCTACCGCGATGCCGGCGCTCGCGCGGCGAGCGTCAAAGATGACCAGACGCAGCGCGAACTGCTGAGCCAGAAGCCGTACAAAGGGGGGCGCGTTGACTTCGTCGGGGCCGGCTCCGTCGCCAAGGTCTCCAGCCGCACCTACCGCGACGTCTACATCGACGAGTACGAGACCTTCCAGGACAACTGGCCAACCGATAAGGCCGGTGATGGGTGGACCTTCGCGCACGGGCGCACACGCATGGTCGCTGCCAGCGCGTGGATCGAGACGTGGTCGCACCCGCGCCGCAAGGGGGAAGGGATCGACAAACTCTACCACGAGCAGAGCGACCAGCGGCACTGGACGTTCTGCTGCCCGCACGCCGAGTGCCGCAAACGCTTTGCCCCGCGCTGGAAGATGGTCCGCTATGCCGTGCGCGGCGTCGGGCCTGGCGGGGACGCGACCGAAGAAGGAACAATCGACCCGGCGACGGCACGCCTGCACTGCCCCCACTGCGACCGCATTATCACCGACGCCGACCGGGCGCGTGAGGTGTGGGCCAAGGGTGCCCGTGTGCCCGGTGAAGGGTCCGGCGCGCTCGTCAGCGAGCTGGAGCCGGCCAAGGCCGCCACGCGCGAGTACGTGGGCCTGTGGATACACGCACTGTGCGACCCGGACGTTACGGTCGTGGGCCTGGCGATGGGGTGGGCGAGCAAAAAAAGCGTCGCCGAACGCATGGCCTACATGAACGTGATGATCGGCGAGGGGTTCGAGGAGAGCGGCAGCGACATCACCCCCGAGGTGCTCAGCAAGATCATCGCCACCGCCGAGCGCGTCAGCGTGCCCGGTGGGCCGATGGGGTGCCAATACATGACCGTCGGCGTCGACGTGCAGGCCCCCGAGGCCAACCCGACCCTCTACGTCAAGGCGACGGCGTGGTCGGTGTCGGGGATGGGGTTCACCGTCGGCCTGGTCAAACTGCGCGGGTGGGCACAGCTCCACCGCTACTTGAGTGAACTGACCGTGCCGCTGGATGACCCCGCCGAGCGCGGGCTCGATAGGCCCGTGCTCACCGCCCACCTGTGCGCGATCGACTGCGGCTACCTGACCGGGCAGGTGCTGGACTTTTGCCGCACTCCGATCGTGCACGCCACCGGGCACCACCGGATCAAACTCCTGCCCGTGCGCTTCGCCGCGCACGTCAAGAGCACACTCCCGGCCGTCATGCCCAGCGAGGGCAAACGCACCGACCCGCGCAGGCCGCACCTGGGGCCGCTGCCATTGTGGGAACTGCACCGGCACACGTGGGTGGGCAGGACGATCAGCAGGATGCAAAACGGCGCGGAGGCGATCATCTGCGCCGTGCCCGAGGATTATGCCGCGCACGCGACGGCCAACGTCCTCATGCCCGTCGAGGATGAGCATGGGTGGAACAGCGCCCGCATGGAGTGGGGGAAAATCAAGGGGCGGCGCGATGACTGGATGATGGCCGGGGTCTATGCCGAGGCGGGGGCCGCGCTGGATGATGACCTGCGGCTGGACCGGCTGTATGAACTGGGGGCAAGCGGGGTGCTGAGCAGGGTGGAACGCCCGGTTGAGGACCGAAGGGGTGGAGATGGTGGGTTTGGCGGGGTAGGTGGTGGGGGTTGGGATGTTGGGGGGGGGGGGTGGTTGGGGGGGTAGGGGGATGGCGGGCGGGGACGCCCGCCCCACCAGTGGGCGTACCCGGAAAAGGTGCGCGCAGGGATAGTGGATTCGGTCGATGGGTGGGGATATGCCCCCTGATGCGCCCGAGGCTGGTTCGCCCGTTACCTCTGCTGAGGTTGCGCAGGCGCTGCGCGGGGCGGTGAAGGTCAAGAGGTATCAGGCCGGGGACGTGCTCGTCGAGAGGCCGAGTGTTGGTGAACTCATTGACCTACAGCGCGAGGTCAAGGCTGATGAGGCGCAAAAGAGCAGGGATGGTGGGATGTATGTGGGGTTGGAGTTTGGGAGTGGGTGAGGGGAAGCCCCACGCGGAGCGTGGGGGTACCCGGAAAGCGGGCGGGGACCCACGCGGAGCGTGGGGGTACCCAGGAGGGAGGCGGGCGGGGACGCCCGCCCCACCAGGACGCCCGCCCCACCTGGACGCCCGCCCCACCGAGATATGCACCACTGATTAGAGGGTGATACATGGCCAACAGACTGACGAATATCTTGCGATCGACGGCGGCGGCGGCGGCTGGTGCGCTGGCGTATATCGCCGGCAAGCGCGACCGGACGGACGCCGACTGGTGGCCGCGCAACACCGGGCCGAACGCGATGGCCGATGAGACGCTCGACCAGGTGCGGGCGCGCGTCAGTTACCTCATCGACAACGATGAGCACTTCCGCAACGCCGCACGCATCATCGCCAACAACGTCTGCGGGACCGTGCCCGAGCCGGCTACGCCGAGCGCGGACCTGAACGACTGGCTGGAAAAAGAGTTCCGCCTCTTCTCCTCCGCCGTTGACCCCGCACGCACGATGAGCCTGGTCGATTCGCAGGACCTGTTCATCAAAGAGATGTTCCGGTATGGGGAGGTGCTGCGCGTCGAGGCGATCGCCCCGCCGATCGGGACGCAGCCCGCCGGGCCGAGCGTTGAACTCGTCTGTGCTCTGCGCATCCCCCTGGACCTCGGGGGTGGGGCCGGGTCGAGCGCCTACATCGAACGCCGCGCGCCCAACGGGAATGTCGTCCGCCAGGGCGTCGAGCTGGACGCCTACCAGCGGCCCGTTGCCTACTGGGTGCTGCGCGAGCATCCGGGTGATACCAGCCTCGGCGGGATGGGGCTGGGGTGGCAGAACTTTGACAACTGCACGCGCGTGCCCGTCGACCGTGCGCAACTCTGCTTTACCGCGTGGAAGGCCGGGCAGAACCGTGGCGTGCCCGAGGGCGTCTCCGCCGTGCTGACCAAACGCCGCGAGGGACGATTCAATAACGCCTCGATGCTCCAGGCCGAGGCCGCGGCGAGCATCGGGCTCTTCTTCACCGGGGCGGACAGCGATACCATCGTCCCCGCTGTGCAGAAAGAGAAGGGTTCGCAGGCCAACGCGCCGGCACGCGACGGCAACGGGATGGCGATCACGCGCATCTTGCCGGGGCTGGTCGGGTTCCTGAAAAAAGGGGTCGAGCCGAAACTGCTGCAGGCGAACCTGCCGGGGCCGGGGTTTGCGCCGACCACCGAGGTGCTCCTGCGCCGCATCGCCGCTGGCCTGGGCGTGAGTTACTCCGTCCTGGCACGCGACTACACGCGGGCGAACTTCAGCGCCACGCGGGCTGAAAGCCTCGAGGACCGCAAGGGGTACAGCAAACTGCAGCAGATGGTCTGGGAGAAGCACACAAGGCCTCTCTACCGCCTCTGGCTGCGCTGGATGATCGCCGCCGGGAAAATCCCCGCCAGCATCACCGCCGAGGTCGAGCAGGCCGAGCAAGGATCGGCACGCGTTATCGAACTTTGGACGCCGAGGCTGGCGGAAATCTACGCGCGAGAGCCCGAGATGATCCTCGCCGCCGAGCCGATCCACGGCGGGTGGGAGTGGGTCAACCCGCTGCAAGAGGCCAAGGCAACCGAGACGGAACTCTCGATCGGGGCGATCAGCCCGCAGATGGTCTGCGCGGGGAAAGGTCGGAGGCTGACGGACGTCTTCCGCCAACGCCTCAACGCCGAGATCAAGTGGAACGCGATGCGGGCTGAACTTGGGTTGCCCCCCGCTCCGATGCCGGGGAGTGTGGTGGCGTCGGCTGCGCCGGGGGGTGGTGTGGGTGGTGTCGATACGCAGATTGTGGACCAAAGCGGGCAAGACCCGCAACAGCCGGGGGATGTGGTTGATCCGGCTGAGGCGGCGTAGGGAGGCGGGCGGGGACGCCCGCCCCACCCAAAGGCAGAAAGAGTGCGAGAACTATGATTCATGCGCTACAAGAGTTTGCTGGGTTGCCTTGGGCGATGATGCCCGTGCGGCTTGCTGCGCTGGCTGAAGGGTTGGTGCGGTTGGTGGTGGATCAGAGGGGGTTGGGGGGCGAGGCGTTCACCACGCGGAGCGTGGTGGTACCCGATGCGCCCGGCCTGGAAGTCCGGGGTGGCCGGGAGGCGGGCGGGGACGCCCGCCCCACCTTTGGGGGGGAGGCCCGTACACGAGAGGCGGGCGGGGACGCCCGCCCCACCGTTGTGGGGGCTGCTGCTGCTGGTACTGGTGGGGCTTCGCGGCATGGGATCGCGCAGCGGCAGGGTGGGCTCGCTGTAATCTCCGTCGGGGGGGTGATCCTTGGATCGGACCCGTGGTGGGCGCGGTTTGACCCGATGGGGTTTACCAACACCGGGACGCTGGCGGCGACGCTTGGCGAACTGCGGGCGGACCCGTCGGTGCGCGGGGTGCTGCTGCAGGTCGATTCGCCAGGTGGCTCCGTTGCTGGCGTCGCCGAGGCGCACAGCGCCGTGTCTGACCTCGTTGCCGCCGGAAAACCCGTGCACGTACACGCCGGGAACCTGATGGCCTCGGCCGCCTACTGGATCGCCTCGGCAGCGTCGGCGATCACCGTGGGGAGGTCGGCCTCCGTCGGCTCCATCGGCGTCTACACCGTCGTCTATGACTACTCGGCGAACCTGGCTAAGTACGGGATCACCGCCCACCTGGTCAAGGCCGGACGCGACAAAGGGGCCGGGCAGGGGGACGTGCCGGTAACCGCCGAGCAGCTCGCCGTGATCCAACGCGAGATCGACGGCATCTACTCCGTCTTCACCGCCGACGTAGGAAAGGCCAGGAAGATGACCGCGCAGGACGTGGCGGCCAGCGCGACAGGGGAAGTCTTTGTCGGCGGGGAGGCCGTCAAGAGGAAACTGGCCGATCGGGTGGCCGATGCGCCGGCGCTGCGGGCGGAACTGGCGGCGAGATTCGGTGCCGCTGGGCGCGCAGGGATAGTGGATTTAGTCGAAGGACAAACGGGTAAGGGCCGCGATGCAAACAAACCGCCACGGGCCGTGGCAAAGAACGTTGTTGAAAACAGGAGCAAAGATATGGACACGAAGATTCTGGCGGCGATTGTGGCAGGGCTTGGAACCATCGCCGCGCCGCGCGGGCATGAGGGGGTGAGCGGTGGGGCCTTTGGGCGGACACTGCATAGCCCGGATGGGGATGATGGGGCTGGTGGAGGCATGGCGGGCGGGGACGCCCGCCCCACCGGGGGTGGTGCTGCTGGCACCATCGACGCTGAGGCGATTGCCCAGGGTGTGCTGGCGAAGATCGGGCCGGGGATCAACAAGTTGGTTACCGATGCTGTCAACGCCGCCGCGCCCAGGGCCGTCGGTGATGCGGTGGCCGCAACGAACAAGGCTCGCGCTGAGCGCGAAAAGGCGATCCGCTCGGCCGGGGCCGGGTTTGCCCACCTTGAAGGTGTGCGTGAGGCCGTTGAGGCCGCCGTCGCCACCGAGGGGCTGACCGTTGAGGGTGCGCAGCAGAAGATCATCGAGGCCGCCGCCAAGGGGTTGACGCCCGTTGGTGGGGGTGTCGTCTCCGTCGGTGCCGAGGGCAAGGATAAGCGCCTGGCCGCGATCGGGCTGAGCCTGATGGAGCGGGTGATGGGGTCGAGCAAACTCGACGCGATCGCCAACGGCGGCGACAAGACAATCGAGGCGGTGAACAAACTCGGCTTTGCGACGCACGCGGACCTGCGGGCGGCTCGGGCCGAGGCCGGGCGGTCGGACATGAGCCACATGAGCCTGCGCCGCGCCGTGGCTGTTGCCAGCCATGACCGGACGATCCACCATAGCGAGAACGCCGACCGGATCATGGCGAGCCTGGGCAACCACACCACCAGCGACTTTCCCAACCTGCTCGCCGGCGTCATCAACAAGAGCGTGCTGGCGACGATGACGCTGATCCCGACGACCTTCGAGCAGTGGTGCTCGATCGGCAGCGCCCAGGACTTCCGCACGCAGAACATCGTCGAGATCGGACCCGGCGGGGACCTGCGCGAGCTGACGCCCGGCGCGACGATCGAGAACGGGACGATCGACGACCGTGGCACGACGGCACGCGTCAGGACCTTTGGCCGCAAGATCAGCATTACGCGCGAGATGATCGTCAACGACGACGTTGACGCCGTCAACCGGATCATCCAGAACTGGGCGAGCACGGCCCGGCTGCTGCCGGAAATCCTGGCGATGAACCTGCTCAAGCGCGGCGCGGCGACGGCCTTCCCCGGCACCGGCTTCAACTTCCTGAGCGCTACCGGCTCGAGCGGGCACGGCAACCTGGCTACGGGCACGCTGCTCACGATGGACAGCCTCGACGCGCTCTTCACCCGTCTGCGGTCGATGAAGTGGACCGCTGGCAGCAACAACCGCTACCCGTCGCTGAACTCCGCCGACCTCTTCATGCAGGACATCGGCCTGGTGCTTGGCGGCGAGAGCCTCCGCAGCAAACTCGCCACGCTGCAGCGGGCGCAGAACGACCCGGACAACGCCACGACCAAGGTCAACATCGTTCAGGGGCAGTTCGAGTTCCGCACCAGCAAACTGCTGGACACCAAGACCGACGGCTCGGCGAGCAACCAGTTCTACGTCGTCGCCAGCCCATCCGGCGGGCGTGCGCCGATCCGCGTTACGTTCCTGAACGGCCGCCGCGAGCCGATCTTCAACCCCGTCAACATCGGCTCGATCCTCGGCCAAGAGATCGAGGTGATCTACGACGCCAACGCTGACTACGAGACGCCCGAGGCGGTTGTGGCAAACCCTGGGACGCTGTAAGAAATATTTTTCTGAGGTGGAGGCCCGTCCCGTGCCTTGACTGGCGCGGGACGGTTTGGAAGGGAAAGGTTGGCTTAGGAAAGGCGGGCGGGGACGCCCGCCCCACCGACGCCCGCCCCACCATTGGCTAGAAATACACGCCTTCAAGGATGGAGTAGCACATGAAGAATCAAGTCAAAGATTATGTCGCGTCGCTGACAAGCCCCGTTACTTCTGCGGCCGCGTCCGTAGCGCTGGTCGCTGGAGACTGCGTGGTGACCGACAGCGGTTACCTTGGCGTGCTCGTTGCCGACACGCCCGTCGGCGGCAGCGGTGTTGCGGACCTGGCGGGGATCTTCCGGCTCGCCAAGGCGGCCGGCGCGAGCATGTTTCTGAGGCAGCGCGTCTATTGGGACAACGTCAACAGGCGTGTGACGACGGCACGCCCTGCGGGGGCGGTCAACTACGTGATGGTCGTTGAGATTGGCCCCGCTGCGGCCGACACGCAGGTTACCGTGCGGCTGCTGCCCCCGCTTTCTCTGGGTGCCTACGCCGTTCAGGCAGTCGGAAACGCCTCTGGTGCTGGGCTGACGATTGACACTGGCCTTGGGTTTATACCCACGGCCGTCGTTCCGTTCAGCCGGGACACTGCCGGGATCGTGCGCGTAACCACCAGCATCGCCTACCTCAGCGGCGGCAACTCGGGACAGGTTACGCTCGTGACGGGCGCTGGTGCGGGCACCGACGTTCACACGCTGATTGTGTATCCATGAGTGGGCCAGGCCCGCTTGTTGCAAGCCAAGACGCACGCCGACGGGCATAGTCGCACGGACGCGGCCGTGCCCGTCGGTTTGTTTGAGGACGTAATCGGAGGAACGCATGACGCTGCTGGGCGACGCATTCGGGGCCGATGTGCTGCAAATCTTCGATGATGAGGCCGTCTCGGCGCTTTACAACGCGCAGGATAAGGCCGGGGCCGCGGGGATCACACTGCGGGCGTTCGTGCGACCGATGGCCCCGAAGGAAAAAGGGACGCCCGAGGGGAAGTTTGCAAGCACCGCCGGGGGTGTTCGCAACACACAAAGACTCCGCGTCTGGGTCCTGCCGGGGGAACTGAAAAACTCGTCGGGGGTGCTGATTACCCCGCAGTCGGGGGACTTTTTGACCGTCGCTGGATCGGCTGTGGGGTCGAACAAGGCCGTCGAGGTGATTGGTTTGGGTAAGCCGATGCTCAGGGAAAAAAGTGTTTGGGAGTTTGTGGGGAGTTTGTAGGTGGGGGTGCCCAAGGCGCACGGCCCGGAGGTCCGGGGTACCCAGGAGAGGCGGGCGGGGACGCCCGCCCCACCAAGACGGAGAGGCGGGCGGGGACGCCCGCCCCACCAAGACGCCCGCCCCACCGAGAGTGAATACGTATGGCTGTGCCGATTGATATCACGGCGAGGGTTGGGGAGGTGGTGGCCACGCTTGGCTATCTGCCGCCCGCGCTCGCCGCTGCGCTGCGGACGCGGTTTTCTGACTATGTCTCGCACCACAAACTCGCCGTCGTCAAGAGGGCGGGGGAGAAGTTTGAGGCCAAGGACCGGGCGCGGCGGATGGTGGCCAGCCGGATGTTCGGGTACGGCTCGCGCAAACGCGATAGCCTGATGCTCGAAGACGTCAACGGGGAGAGTTTCTTTGCCAGCCGCGACGGCGTCGCGCAACTGAGCCGGGACGCCATCCTGACAATGGAGAAGGGGGGCCGCGTCGTCGGCAGTGGCCTGATGGCCATACCGATCGGGCAGGGGCCTGGAACCGGGAGGCCCTTCTCGGGCGTCTTTGCCAACCGGGCCGTATGGACGGGCAAAGGGAACAAGTCGCTGCTGGACCCCGAGAAGTACGCCGTCATCAAGGGGCCCAATGGTGCCCTGCTGATCGTCAAGAAGGCCAAGGGGCGCAGGGGTGGTGCCGATGGGGCCGAGGCCCCCGTCGTCGGTGTGCTGCTGCCGAGCAGGGATGCCAAGGCGAGGCTCGGGTTCTATGACGAGGCCAAACGCATCGCGCCCAGGCACGCGGCCAAGGTGGACGCCGATGTCGAACTGGCGATGACCGAAGCGGGGCGGGCCGCGCTGCAAGAGAAGGACCGCGTCGACAAGGCCGCAAAGGAAGGGGCCAGCGCCGCGTTCAAGCAGTTTCTGGACCGCAATCCGGGGAAGTTTGCAAGGGCAAGGGCCGTCGGTGCCGCGGCGGCGAGGGCCGTGCGGGCGAGGAACAAGGTGAGAGGGTAAGGGTGGGAGGGAGGCGGGCGGGGACGCCCGCCCCACCTGGACGTAGGAAGGCGGGCGGGGACGCCCGCCCCACCGATGCCAGGCCCGCCGGTATTGAACAGAGGAGATATCTATGAGTGTTCGCCAGCAGATTGTTGACAAAGTCTTTGCCCTCTTTGCCGGGTTGCCGGGCGTTGGGCTCGTGATCGACTGCGCCGACCCGAGGCAGGATAACCGCCTGGGGGAAGTGCTCGCGTCCGGGCAGGCGCACGTGCAGCTCGTCATCGGGGCCGATGAAAGCACTGATGGCGATGGGAGCCGAGATGTTATGAACACGCAAGAGTTCCGCTTTGCCGTTGTGGCGTTTGTAACCTTCCCCCAGTCGCTGCTCGGCACGCTCGGTGAAGGGATCACCCCGACGAAGCAGGCCACACGCTGGTATGACGCCGTCAAGGCCGCTATCTGGGGGCAAGGGCGCGGTGGGCAGTGGGATGACATGGCCATGCGAACCGTCATGCTCGGAGGTGGTGGGGTGAGTTACGACACCACCGAAGGGGCGAATCTGATTGTTACAGAGATTGCCTTTGAGGTAACGCACCGGCACCTGCTTGGGGAGCCGGGGGTGGTGAAGTAGGGAGTGAAACACCACGCGGAGCGTCGGGGTACGCAGGGGAGGCGGGCGGGGACGCCCGCCCCACCGATGACCGCCCCACCGACGACCGGCCCGGAGGTCCGGGGTGCCCGGAAAAGGGCGCGCGCAGCGATCGGGGATTCGGTCGATGGGGGGTGGCATGAACACCTACACGACTCAGGTTGGGCTCAAAGAGCAGACCGGCGCAGATATCGACGCGGCTGAGGCGGCTGTGGCGACGCTCGCTGCCGCTGATTATGCCGGTAACCGCAAAGACGTCAGCAACCGCATCTCGGCGGCACGCTATGAGCGCGGGCTGCAACGCGGCACGCTGACGCCCCAGGCCAACTTGCCCAGCCAGCACCAAGGGATGATCTCCTGGACCGAGGAAATGGTCGGCACGCCCGCCGCCGCGCTCTGGCCGCGCACGCTGATGGGAATGGGCTTTGTGCTCCCCCCTTCGCCGGGAACCTACCTGCCAGGTGCGATCTACGCGATCGCCGTAACCGGCACGCCGACGGTCTACCCCGGCTTTGTCGTGCAGACCGCAGGTGGCACCAAGAGGCTCCTGGTCGCTGGCGTGACGGCTGGCTTTGTCTACGCGCACGTGCTGACGGCCGCAACGGACGTTCTCGCCGCCGACGCCTTCACCAGCCTTGCCGGTGAGCCGACGCAGTCGTTCACTGTGATTGCCCCCGGCATCGCCGATAAGAACGCGCCCGTCGGGTTTGTCTACCGCCCGCAGAGCGAGGTCTTCAACGGGACCGTCTCGATCGCATCGCCGGCGTACACCGTCGAGCGCAGGCTCGGCGGACAGCTCCACCGCATCTTTGCCGCACGCGGCACCGGTGGCCTGAGTTTCTCAACACTGAGTTTACCGGCATCCCCGTCTTTCAGGGTGGCGGATTCTCGCCGATCTCCGCCGGGTTCCTCTCTGGCGTTACACCGTACACCAGCGCGCCCAGGGTCGTGCAGGGGATGGGCCTGACGCTGTCGAACTATGCCGCCACGCCCACGGTCACCACGCCGCTGGCAACCGAATGCACCATCGACTTTGGCAACAGCGTGGACTTGCGCCCGAGCGTCGCCAACGTCAACGGGTTTGTCTCCGCCAGGATCACCGGGCGCAAGATCGTTGGCCGCATCGACCCCGAGCACATCCTGCCCGGCACCGGCAGGCTCGACTGGATCAACGAGACGCTCAACTCTGACCGGCTCGTCTCGCTCTTTGCCTCCGTCGGTGCGCCGGCGGACCCGTATGGGCGAATCACCGTCTGTGGGCCGAAGGTGCGGCTGAGCGGGGATGTCGAGCCGGGTGATCGCAATGGCCGGGTGACGATGCCGCTGAACTTGGAGTTCATCGGTGATGCGGATGATGAGTTGTTTGTCTTCCATGTGAAGGTGTGAGTGTGGGGGTAGCCAGGGAGGCGGGCGGGGACGCCCGCCCCACCGACGCCCGGCCCGGAGGTCCGGGGTACCCAATAAGCCCGCCCCACCGGATGGTGTGTTGTTGGAGTTTCGGCCGTGTGCCAGAGTGGATGATGGGGCGGATTGCAAATCCGTTCAACGCAGGTTCGATTCCTGCCTCGGCCTTTCACTATTTATGCAAGGAGGTTTGGATATGAGTATTCGGATCGTCAACACGCCTGTGAATGTTCGGCTCAGTGGTGGGTTCCATGCCAGCGTCAAGCGGCTTGGGAACGTTGCGCGGGAGAAGTGCGCGACGCAGGCCCGGCTCGTCGACGGGGATACCGCCAGCCAGTTGCGGTTCCAGGGCCTGGCCGTGCGCGTCTGTGTTACCAACATCACCGACGAGGCCAACAAGAGCGTCTACGAGGCGGTCAATGACCGAGCGCTGGGCAAGATTCTCTGTGAGCGCGTCTATGACGACCTGAACGATGAGGACCTCGCGGCGATCATGGCCGCGTGCCTGGCCGGGTCGCTGAGTGAAGAGCAGGGAAAAGCGCAGCCCGGCTCGCCGGGCTGATCCATGACTTTCGGCGGCGTGCCGCCCGCATGGCCGACCCAACGCAAGAGCCTGTACCAATGGACCTCTGCCCTGAATGCGGCGAGGACGGGAAGGACGCGGAGGGTCGGCCTTGCCGCACGTGCGGGGGACTCGGGGCCGTGCCCGAACCCGAGCCGGACCTGCCCGAAGAGATCGCAATCGAGTTTGCCGCAGTGCTGGATGTGCTCGGAATCTTTGAGGCCAATGGGCCGTCGGCAGTTCTGGACCTGGTCGGTGGAAGGCGGGATGGGTTTGACCCAGTAGGGCTCGCGGCGATCAGGGCGGTGCAGGGTGAACTGAACAGGCTGGAGCAGGTGGATAGGCAGGTGGAGGCGGAAGAGCAGAGGCGGAAGATGAGGGTGAAGAAGTAGAGAGGGGAGGACCCCACGCGGAGCGTGGGGGTACCCGAGGCGGGGAGAGGCGGGCGGGGACGCCCGCCCCACCAGTGGGAGGAGTCAGGGGAGGCGGGCGGGGACGCCCGCCCCACCTGGACGCCCGCCCCACCAGTGGGGGGAGTCAGGGGAGGCGGGCGGGGACGCCCGCCCCACCAGTACGCCAGCCCCACCGGTGGGTTGGTTGAAAGGGGATAGGCATGAGCACGAAGGTACTTTCCATCACGCTCAAGACGATCGACCAGTCGACCGCGCCGATCCGGGGGGTCATTAGCCAGGTCGCTAAACTGACCAGCTCGATCACCTCGGCGATGACCAGCGTGCGGACGGTGGTGGGTGTCTTTGCCGCCAGTGTGGTCGGTGG